GTGGAATATTTGGGATTATCCTGCGAGTAAAGAATTTAAGGAACCCAGCATCACTTGTATCCAAATAAAAATTATCATGGATGTTATTGGATGAATCTAAAACACCATTGTCCGTTTCCATCCATTCATAATAAATTTTCAACAGTTGTGCTAATTCCGTTTCTGCACTTTGAAAGTGTGACGGAAACTGACTAGCGACAACAGTGGATACACGAACCTTAGTAAATGTCACATTACACCTTAGTTGCGGTCATTGATACTTGATCAATGACCATGATGTTTCTTTGCGTCGTATTTAGATCAAAGTCAGATGCGCCAGCTGAAAATTCTATATACACAGCGCCAGTGCTTTCAACCAATGATTGATCCACAGAAACCAAATACGTTCTTGTGATATTTATTTCACCCGTTTGATAATTAACTGTACCAGCATTAGGAACAATTATGTTAGCACCCGCCGTATAATCAATCACCCGGACTACGCCTAGACCATCATCTACGAACTTGCAATTCGTATAATTATTAAACGTAAACTTGCTAGACACAACGCTAGACGATTTAATCCCATTCCCAAATTTTACGCTAATGTCTGAATAGCCACCAACAAGCGGGGTAACGTGCTTAGATAGGGTATATGCGAATTTTGTGCTCTGGATGCTGGACTCCGCATCTAAGATTACATTCGCTATTCGCGAATAGCGAATGCTAGAAGCAAACTTGCCTAGCTCAGATGTCCCATAGGACTTGACGGCATTGATTACTAACTCAGCCATCGAGCTTTCATTGTACGTAGTCTGGCTACCCATGAACTCAAGTGATCCACTGATGTCTACATACACATAATCAGGATCGATGATTTCGGGGGTTACCGTGACAACATTATATTTTTTCAATTCCTGCACCATGAATGCTTTTTCTGTGGTAGTCAGATAAAATCCAGTAAACGGCTTGATTGACAAAAATACTTTTCCGTAAACAGGGGGGTCATTTTGCTCACCACCCCACACAATAATGTCAGAAATATTTCGGAACAGCTTAGTTGCAATGACCTTGTAGTCATCAGCTGTAACAGCGCGGCCCTGACTTTCAAACCACTTCGGGGCATTGTATTTGATGCTATCAATAGATTCCTGCTCAGACCCACCTACAGCCGCGCTAATCGTTTCTACGCTTGATGTAGTACCCAAGTAGCTACCAACGAAAGAAAACGTTCCTACGCCGTTTGGAAGCGCTCCTGATGACTTTAGATAACTGATCTTTACTTGATCCCCGACCACTAGTGATTTCCCAATAATTCCATCACCAAATTCTATTTTCGGATAGCCATAAGAATCAGACACAAAAAATATTTTGGATGTACCATTAATCCCATCTACAATATTATTTTGACGAGTATAGGTCGATCCGTTAACTGTGATCTGAATCGTAGACGAATCAACCTCAGGATTTTGCAATGTAATGCCATTCGCAACATGACCGCCATCGACCACAACATTATTGATAAATTGCTTGCCTTCGTAGATGATCATGTCGCCAATAAACACACCGGGCTCTGTCGTTGATACCAGTGTTGTATCTTGTAGGCACCGAAACGTAAACGACACATTATTAACACTCGCACGGAATACCGCACTTGATTTTGGCAGTGATATTGTCGTAGTGCCACTAACGATAGATTCTTTCAGTGTCAAGCGGACGATGGCAAATGCAGATGATTTGGTTCCGACTGAATAGCCTAAATCCTGCGCATTCATGACAACGCTAGACCTGCGACTAGCAGTTTCCAGATAAGCCTCGTTTGCAACTTGATTCAAATAAAACGCATTCATAGTGCTGTTATAAGCAAGCATGCCGACAACAGTAGATAGCACCGACCCATCAAAGTCATAGTCTTTTAATTCATCACGGCTTTTTAGGTACGTTTTTAGCGCAGCTTCAAGCGACGTATAATCAGGGGATGGAATTGGTAATTGATCAGACATGGTTTATCGCCGTTCCAAAAGAATAGTCACACTACTGGTAACTTGTGTTGTTTTGATTTTAAAAATAATTTCAATCGATAATTCATGCCGGAATGATTCGCCATTTAGAATGACATCAACAATCAATGCACGCGGTTCATGCGCTGCAATTTGTGAAATGATGTCATCTTTGATGCGGCCTTGCAATCCATTATCATAAGTGTCAAACAAGTATTTTTCAATGCCGACACCAAATTCAATGTGATCAAAAAATCTTTCTGATGGATTGGCCATTACGATGTTTCGGATTGACTGCGATACAGCGCGAAAATCAGTAACAGTGACCAAATCCCCCGTCAGTGGATGACTTCCGCCTTTTAACGCTAAATCTCGAAACACAAACTTCTTAAACCCAGTAGTTGAAACTGATGTTGTCTTTTTTGGTCTAACTATTGGGGTGATCACATTGTTAACAACTATCCCATTTGTAACAATGATTAATGGCAACTTAGATTGATTAATAATTACATCATGAGATAAATTAACATCAAACGGCAAAATCACTGGATTGACTGTAGATGCATTGATAATGCTATTCAGGCCAATTGCGTTTGGGTCACGAGAAATTAAATTGACAACTGATGAATTAATCACAGAATCTACATACAGCCGCACTCCCATCGACAAAGAACTGATGGAGCTAGAATTAGCAAAACTGTTGACTGAATAGCTGCTGGACTGAGTAATCGAAGGAATCGAGCTAGAATTAGCAAAGCTATCAACAGACGTACCAATTTCAAGCGCAATACTTGGTACTATGCTTGAATTGATTACGCTATTAAGATCAATAGATGCCACTGGAGAATTCCTTATTCACTGAATGGATTGGATTCGCTGAAATTCACCAAACCATTAACTACACGACTATCCACAAACGTATTATCATTCAGCATTGCATCATTATTTACCGGCTTGATTGAAGGGCCATCGACATGCGGCCCTGCATCCGGGGTTGCGATTGTTCTAGCAGCGCCAGACACATCACCGAGCAAAATATCAGTGTGATTCAATTCACCCTTTACCCGAGTCAATGAAAGTTTAGTACCAACAAACGCAACCACTTCCCCGGAAAACCCGGATAGCTGACTAACGGTTTCGCCCATCACATAGCTACTAGCCCCTGCCGATACTGTAACATCAAGAATCAGTGCATTATCATCCTGATATTGATCAATCGTCGTATCCCCCGTATTAAACGTTTCACCAGTATATTCAAAGTTCTTAACCGTCATTGTGTAGGTGTACAGCTTACCGATTTGATAAAACGGATTTTCGTTATTCACATATGTAATTTCAAACAACCTACGACGATTATCAATAGGGGACGAAAATGCAATGATGTCACCTTCACGCGGCCTAGTGACTTCTGGAAATTGTGTAGCAATAGTTTCATTAAAGCGACTAATAGCAACAACTAATTTAGCGCTATCTCGAATTTCCAAACCAAATTTAGACAAAAATGATCCATCATCAGTCCATTGCTGCACAGTTTCTAAGTACATCTCAACCGTTGCTAGCTGATTGAATGCACTGATTTGGTCTTCACCAAAAAAGGAATCAAAATTAGTAAGGGTTCTAGGCAAATACGCATGATCCCATCCTTTAATCTGAATTGACTCAACGATCAATTGATTAACTAGGTCTTGGTCTTCTGTTGGGGATACATAAGTATCTGTAAAATACGGATTGGTTGCCATTTAATATTCCTATAGTTTCAGATTATTTAAGGCGCAAAAAAGGGGGCTCATGGCCCCCTTAAAATCCATATTTTTATTATTATGGGATTTTATAGCGTGAAGATACCACCGCCACCATTGCTAAAGCTGCTAGTTACGGCAGCGCCGCTTGTCGCAAAAGGAAACCCGACACCCGAATCAATATAAGCGATCGGGATCGTGCCAGAATAGATTAGCACGGCAGTTACAGTAGATCCAGCAGCAACCACGCCAAAGTTCAGATCATCCGCATCAAATACACCAGAAGCACTGATGGTCTTGTTGGCTAGGGTAGTAGATGCACCGGCTTGATGCGCAGCTATAATGGCACTTGCATCAGCGTCAGTAGATGAATATGCATATGAACTTTTAATCAGGGCGGCTTGAACTGTTGCGCTTGACAAATTCAATGCTGAAAGCATAAATTGTTGCTTTGCTTTTGGATAAACAGCAGACATGGTTTATTTTCCTTTATAGTACAACGAAGGTTCCACCGGATGCAACGGTTACAGTAACCCCGCTTGCAATTTCAGTGTCAACCCCGATAGCGCGCTTGGTAGCGCCAATGGTTAGTGATGTATTTAGTGTCTTGTCAAGCAATGCAATCGCGCCCAATTCAGACGTTTCGCCATTATTCGCACCAAGCCCCAAACGGTTTTTTACAGAATTATGATCAGCCACAAACTTGGTGAATGTGTCTGACATTTGTGTGTCGTTAATTTGTGCCATCTGTTATTCCTAGTTTCTTTAGTAACAAATCAATTTTCTTTTCTAATTCATTAACTTTATTTTCCAAAGCCTTTTCTGATTTTCTTTTTTCAATAAAGGATTTGTATGCTGTGTCATCCGTATTTACAATCGCATCATTTACCCGACTATAAGCCGGGTTTTCTTTCACCCTATCCATTAAGCGCCTTTCAATGTAATTGTCCTAAGATTTTTACAACGAGGCACCAAGGCTTCATTGGATGACCATAGAACAACTTTAATCTGAATCACAAAGAAATCACCAATGCCACTAGCATTTGTAAATTTGTATTCATTGAATGAATCTGCATCAGTGCTGAATGATTGTGCACCTTGCGGGATAGCCTGCACCCATGCTGACGTAGCAACGTTATCTTGTGCGACTCGATAATAAACATCAATGCTAGAACCAGATGGGCGATTAACGTCAATATAAGTCGCAAATTCATCGGCAGCATTTTTCAGTGTGATTGCTTTTTGTACATACACAGCCTTTGGAATGCCAGTTGCATTTACGCGGTTAGCAATAGCCACCACACCAGCATCATACAAATCAATCACAGGCGAAATGAACCCACCAGCAGTGGCGGCGAATGATGCGCTCACTAGCAGTGATTGATCATTGGATGCATCTGAAATTCTAAGCGAGCTATACTTCTTCGGTGAGCGCTTAACCGTTGGGATGTATGCATCTTGAACTCCGCCGCGAATTTTGCTGGAGATTTGATAATCAATTTTACTACCGGATGGAGTAATATCAGAAACCCGCAATGATGACTCAGCAAACACAGCCTTGGATACGAGCGTGATAGAACCACCACCAACAAGACTTGCGCTTGCATTTGTTGTTGCCTGAATTGTGTAAGTATCAGAATCAACAACGGTCACAATTTTAGATGTAAAAATCTCACTAGATGGGATTCCGACAATCGATGTTGGTGGAGTACCATTAGCAGAAACAATCGTCGCATTGCCTGTCACAAATCCATGATTCGGATGTGCAATTTTAATAATATTAGAGCCATTCGTAAACGTCATCACGTTATACAGCGATTGTGCATAAGGCGATACAACATCCGACGATGGAACTTTGTTGGACAACACAACGCTACCCGTAGCTGCCTTGAACGATGCGCGTTTCAGCGTAAACTTAATGTCGCTTGTTTGTTCAGCAGTCCATGTACGATCATTTTGCGACCTGAACAATGATCCAAGGAATGTCTGTTTAGTGATAACTTCGCCGGTAGCCACTGTCGTGTCGGTTGATTTGTATGACTTAGCCCCCAATGTACAAGTCCAAATAGTCAGCGTTTCACTATCAGATTTCACAACAAAACAATATTCCAAATTTCCTTCAAGGAAAACAGGATGAGCAAACGTGAATGTCGTTGGTAATGATCCATTACTAGATGGAATCAGCGATGATGAGGGTAGCAGTTTACGTGCAATGACTTGCGTGCCGGGATAGCCATCAACAACATTACGCAATTCAACTGTTGCAGATGATGTATTGGTTGCGGCGTCAGGGCCGAAATAAACATCAACCCCAGTAATAAATGCACCTGCATCTGACGGTACGATAAATGACTGTGCCAGTGGATCAATACCATCCCCAACTGACCCAATTACTTCTACGACAGGAGTATTATTGACGCTATTGTTTGATGTATTATCTACAATCGTTTCATTCCGGGTTGTTACGATTGTTTTTACTCGCTGCGAAACAACACCATCGGCGACATAAGCAGCATTAGCGCTCGTGGTTGGTATCGCACCAATTACAGCATCAGTAATTTTAATAATTCGTGTACCAGCACGGAACCGAATAGATGCACTTGATGGAATTTGATATTCACACGAAAACGCACCAGCGCCATCAGTCACAATTTCAGACCCAAACGAACCACCTACAGGGCGCACGAATGCATCTACATTAGTTTCGTCAAAATACACATGCAATTTTGTGTTAGGCTTTAGCCCGACACCATTGATAGTAATAATGCGCGAACGAATAAATGGCGATGGTACATTACCGACAAATCGATCCGTAGTCGTCACTAATCCATTTGCGCTAGTTGTTGTCGTAACGCCAGTCTGTGAATCAAGATTGCCATAAGCAAAATTGACAGTCGTATCGAACCCATTAGTGTTTGTCAAGACATTAAACACACCGCCATCAACCACAACATCAGGCAAGTATTCAGTATCATGCCATGCATCTTGGCTAGGGGCTAGTGTAATAGCGCCGTTCCACGCATATTGTACATAGGGCTGAATGCGCTGAACCTCGCTCGCAAGTGGTTGACTGATATAATCAACCGTATCATAATCAAGCATTACTTGACCATCGACGTTTACAACCCCCGTTCCACTTTGATAGCCAAGCGGAATAAATTTGCTAGGGGTCTGTGGTCGAATTTCACCCGCAACCAAATCATATCCAATCGATAGCTCGCTAGATGATGTATCGGCTACCGATTGTGACGTAAAATTATCAACCAAAAATCCTGTATTAAATTTGTTCACAAACGTTTGATCCAGCGTTTGCTTTTCTAGCAAATTCAGCGCAGTATAGTATTCAACGCTTTCAAGTCGCTTATCAAGTGACCCAATATCACGCATTGTATATCGGCGGTTATTCGTAGATTTTACGCTAACATCCGTATTGCTGAATGTATATGGCTTCACCAAGATCGTGTACAGCGTCAATGCATTATCAACATCAGATGGGGGCGTTGGGTTACTTGATGGAATGCCTTGCTTAACGGCAAACAGACCAAATTTATCAACAATGATTTTGTCGTAACGACCCAAATATGTCGTATAATCCGTAATGATTTCGGAATTAACTTTTGCATGTGATGCAAATCCATCAGCATAATCAATACCAACCGTAGTAACAGATCGGCGGAAATCAACAACAGAGCCCAAAAACACTTGCTTGCCATTAGTGTATTGATAGCTGGGGATCGATCCATAATCAATTCCTGAATAGCTGTTCTTGCAAAAATAATCACCGGGTGAATGCGCAAAATATTCATAAGTCACCGTGACCGAACCAGAACTAGGCGCACCTGACTTTGCAACTAATCGAGCAAAGTCATAGACCGTATCACGCTGACCGCCATCAAAATTATAAAATGCGGTTACGTCATTGCCACCAGCCGACACGCTAACCAGCCGAACGCCATCAGTCTTTGTGAGTGCTGGGGATGCAGCGGGTACGCTTTCTGTTGTAGATGATATTGTTTTGGATCGAAAGCCCAAACTGGCACGAATCAACCCAGCAGTTACACGAACGATAGACGTAGGTGTATGTGGCAGGCTAAGGGTCGCACTAAGGCCACCAGACGCAACTACAACCGACGATGGGGCGACTACTGCATATCCACCTGAATGCTGATACTGACACACATAATCAGCAGGGGAGCTACTAAAAGCATCAGATGCAGCAACTGTTACAGAAGCAGCAGTTGCACTGACCGTGAATTGGCGGCGATAATAAACAGACGCACTTACCAAGTTTTGAATATATCCGAATGGCAATTCATAGACCAAAGCGGAATTCGTTGCATCATAGTTATACGATGTAACTGCGCCAGTGCTGCTACCTTGCGCGGCATTGGCAACATCAGATAAACCTCTTCCAGAATTCATGCTGATGTTAACCAAATCGATATCAATCACGTTGGCACTAACAATTCTAATATCACGAACAGATGCACTACCAATAACGGTCGTGGCGTCAAGCAAATCAATTTTCAATCCGAATACAAAATCACCAGTGGTTGACACACGAATGCTGGATGCATAAGAAAGGGTCGTAAAGACATTATCATGCGATGTAGTAGTCCTAGCCTTATCCGTTGCCAAAAACGTGTTGTAGGCCGTTTCTATGGGGTAGCCGCGCACGTATGCTTTACCCGGATCAAGCGCATAAACCAGCTTCGACGAATCCCCGCCACTAGCAAGCGTAAAATGACCGCGATTGGTAGATGTTTGCAAGTGTTCTTTCACATCAAGCAAAAATTCATCAGAGACATAATCACCAGATTCATCAAACGTGCGCTTAGCCAAAATGTCCTGAAAAACTGTATAGTCACTCACATGCGCTTTTGTGGCAATTGCGCCCTCGACGACACGAACAATTTCGATGTAGCTTTCCAGTTGCGCCGATGTGATATTTGCGCGATTAACAAGCGTAGGCACAATCTTGTATCGATGCGCCCCCGGTGCTGAATAATTCGTAGTGCCATTGGCGTTATCAAGCAACGAGGAATCATCACCATCAGTAATAATTTTATGGTCAACAACAAAACCAATACTTACATCGCTAGTCACATCAGACGTATATTTGCTAATGATCAAAAACGACTTAGGAACAACAACAAATTGACCTGAAATGTAATAGACGCCATCATCAAGACTGACAATGCTACCTACACCAACGCCAGATACTGTCGCCGTTTCTGTAGATGCATCAGCGTGCGTGATTGTGATGATGTCGCCATCAAGAACTGTATTGGTGTAGCTGCCAGAACCAGATGTGTATTGCACATAAAGCGTATCAGGGTCACCGCCAGTTGCTTTGATGCAAAAAATAGATTTTGCCTTGATGGATGACCCATTCTTGGCAATAATCACATTTTCGTAAGAGCTAGCGCCACGGACCAGTGGTGTGTTTACCTTGATGAATGCAAAAGATTTATTGTAACTGGCTTCCCCGCGAACAACCCTAGAACCATTTTCAAAAAAATGATCACCAAACCTAGAAATCTGCGTTTGCAGGATTGTTTGTAGCTGGTTCACTTCCCGAGTCTGCACCGCATATCCGGGACGGAACAATACGCGCAGATAATCATTGCTCGCATTGTAGTCATCAAAATACGGTTTCTGGGGGAAAGTCTTTAATCCTGACATGTGGCATCCTTCATTGAAATAGTTCAATCGTATTTAATGTAGTCAATTCCAATTTTCTTCAAATGGCAGATCACCATTGCCTTGATCTGGGAGCGCATTTAAAAAAGCATGAAATAATTCTAATCGATCATTGTAGCCAATTAGCCCGCCATTAATACGCTTTGTTAGTGTTTCAAAATCACCAACATAGTTATTCAGATTGTTTACATGCCAGAACCATCCGGCGCTGTCGCATGCACCATCAAGCGTATCCAGAAATGCAACCGTATCATCTATGGATGCTCCCTTGAATGCAGCATATTTGCTTGTGTTGGATTTCCCGGTGATTTGCAAAAAGCCTTTGCCAGAAAATTTCCATCCATCACCACTTGATTCGCTACTGTTCCCCATGCGATTTGCATACACCTTGTTTGCAATGTTCATGGGCTTACGGGCATACAAGTCAGCATCCTTTTCGTTAAAATACTTACCAAAAGTTTTTAACAAACCTTGCTTGCTATAGTTCAGATTTTCTTTCCTGAACTTGAAGTGACCAGATTCATGTGCAACCTGCGCCAAGAACGCGGCAACCTGCTCTTTTGTTACGATACCATAAGCATCACATGTATGCTGCAACCCAGACGCAAGATCAGGATCAAAATCATCATTTAGTACATCATCTAGTAATTCTTTTGTGATCATGTTATATCCCTTATTGTTATAGGGATTATTTAATCACTTTCTAATACTAGATAACCTTGATTGCTTGGTGATCTGTCGATCCAATTTTTGCTGATTTGATAAAAGTTCAAGCAAAGATTTCTGCTGGGATTCTAGTTCACGCTTTGTTGCTTTGATAGCATCGTCTAGGCGGGCTTTACACGCTGTTAGAGCGCTTATTTGATCAACGTAGTAGTTGGATAGGGTTGACCGGAAATTATCGCCTGTAGGCGGTTTTAACAAGATTGTGGTGTATTTCTTGTTCTTGTCAATGGATAGCAATGTCAGTGATTCTACAGTGACGTTGTTGCCGTCATCCATGATTCCATAAACTATCTTGTTGATGCTTTGCAATGCTTGCTGTTCTGTCATGATGTTTTCCTTTTCAATCCTTATATGGATTTAAGGCCCTCGCGCACACACGTTCATGAATAATCATGATGAAGAACACTTCAAAACAACAACTACACTTTAACCATAACTTTTGATGTTGTCAAGCACTTTTTAAACTTTATTTTCATTTGTTGCTTTCTTGCAACAAATGAGTTTATTGAATCATTTTGATGGGGCAGTTGACAAGTGGTTTAGATAGGCATACAATTCAGCCATCGACAGCAAATCAAGGAAAATCATCATGGCATACATCAATCAAGAAACCAAAGCACTGATTAAACCTAACGTTGACAAGATTTTGAAATCTTTCAAGCTAAAAGGATCATTGTCGATCCGCAATCACATGTCATTGGTGCTGACGATACGGTCTGGTGCAATCGACTTTGGCGGAAAGCAATCTGTCAACAAATACTACCTTGAGCAATCGTTTGGTGGCGATGCACTTGATGCGTTGGAGCAGCTGTATGCTGCATTGAATGGTCATAATTATGATAACTCAGACCCCCAGAGTGATTACTTTGATGTTGGCTACTACGTCACACTGCAAATCGGTGAGTGGAACAAGCCTTACCAAGTGACAGCATGAACATTCCGGCATTTAGCATGCATGATTTGTTTGACAAGCAAACATGCATTGGGCGCATGACTAATAAACTTGGCATGCGCGTTACAATCATGGAAGCTCCAGTTGAAGATGAAATCTATTTTTATGTGATTGTTAACAACAAAAGAATTTTCGAATCGAGAAACAAAGAAAAAGCAATTTATTTTGCTAAATGGTGGATGAATTGTGATACAATTACTGATCTTAGAAAGGAATCTATATGAACCACAACCAAATTTTGTCTGATGTTTGTATTTTAGTTACACTGATTACCCTATCTGCATTTGGGTATTTTGGTGCCACCATTGCAGTTGGCGTCATCTATGGGTTTATTGTATGGTCCGTTATTAAACAAAGGAATAAAAATGATTGAACAAATTATTAATGCGATGGAGTTTGGTGCAACCATTAATGAAATTTCAGAACAAACTGGGGTTCGTTATGATGATGTGAAGGCCGTAATTGATAAAATGAAAAGTGAGCGCACTGTGCGAATTGTTGACTGGGAACGCACAAGCGATAAAATAACTTATGATGCTGTATATAGTGTCGGAAGCGGGCGTGATGCCACATTGAAATTGCCGGGGGCTGTTAAGCGTGATTATACGGTTAAGATGCTTTTTGGTGATTCTGTGGTAGAATAAAGAGAATTCAATAAGGGGTATTATGTACGAACAATCATTTGTAGATGCGATAAAAAATGCAAAGGCATCATCG